TGAGAGCGTTCAAATACAACTTGGCCTGCGAGATTGCCGCTGAGTTTGGCGTCGAGCCAAGTCCGCAAGTGCAGCGTATTGCCATGACCAGCAAACGCAATCTGAAACGCATCAACAACCCAGATGATGTGATGGCTATGCCTTACGGCATTGTTGCCAACCGTCAGAGATATAATATTTATAGTGGCAACTTCTAAGTATGTTTAATTTAGCGGTTATCAAATCTACCAAAAGGGCCGCTACGTTGGCCTTTAGGAAGATGCGTTCGCTCTTGCCGATAAATATTATGGGCGTGTTGAATATTTTGTTGATGGGTAAGCAGTTCCAAATTGTCAAGGCAGTTATTAACTCGGTTAAGGTCTTTATGGTTGATTTCCAATCGACCTTCAATAGGCCCAACAAAGGCTTCCCACAACGCTCTGTGAACCCCAACTTTGGTGTATTTTCCATTTTTACACGCAGAAAAACGCAAATAGTGATCGGAGCCAGCAGACGTTTTAACTTTTCTGTACGCAGCGTCGCCTTTCCAAGTTTTTCCATTTTTAATCATGCTGGCGGTGGCGTTGCTAGTGCCAAGAAATTCTGCAACTTCACGAAGCAGTGCGCCGTTTTCAAACATTTGTTTTGCAACGGGAATTTTTGCGGCATCAAGTTTTTTAGCCCTGCCAACACGACGAACATTAGCAAGATCACTAATTTCATAAAGATTTTCGTAGCCAAAAACAGGCTTCCATATTTCCATACTGTACCTCTAGTTAAGTTAAATAGGAGTATAGCATAATGCACACGCCCATTCTTGGCTCGGCCTATGTTGCGCGTAGCATCAACGCTGCGGCCAACCGGTGCGTCAATTTGTTTCCCGAGGCCATTCCCGCAGGCGGATTAGAGGCTGGGTTTTTTAACAGAGCGCCTGGGCTGGAGTTCCTTCAGACTGTAGGAACCGGCCCCATCCGGGCGCTGTGGGCGCACCAGACCAACGGCAGCGACTTCTATGTCGTATCCGGCCAAGAAGTCTACAAACTGACCGGCCTGACGGCTACGCCTACTTTGATTGGCACGGTGTCAGGCACTGGCCCGGTATCCATTGCAGACAACGGCACTCAGATATTCTTTGCCTGCAATCCTGACGGCTATATTTACAACGAAGTCACCAACGTATTCGCGCAGATCACAGACCCAGACTTTGCTGGCGCGGTGACGGTGGCCTACCTTGATGGCTATTTTGTTTTCAACCAGCCTGACAGTCAGATTATTTGGGTGTCTCAATTGCTGGACGGCACGTCAGTTGACCCGTTGGATTTCAAATCCTCGGAAGGCTCGCCCGACGGCGTGGTAGGGATTATTGCTGACCACCGGCAACTGTGGGTGTTTGGTACTGACTCGGTTGAGGTTTGGTACAACGCAGGCTCTGCTGATTTCCCTTTGGAGCGCATCCAAGGGGCCTTCAACGAGATTGGCTGCGCGTCTGCATACTCCATAGCCAAACTGGACAACGGCCTGTTCTGGCTGGGTACAGACGCCCGTGGGCAGGGTATTGTCTATCGCGCCAACGGCTACACCGGCACTCGGGTTTCTACTCACGCCATTGAATACGCCATTGCCCAATACGGCAACATCTCGGACGCTATTGCGTACACCTACCAGCAAGAAGGCCATGCTTTCTACGTGCTGACATTCCCGTCTGGCAACGCCACATGGGTCTACGATGTGTCTACCCAAGCCTGGCACGAACGTGCTGGATTTGATGCAGGTCAGTTTATGCGGCACCGCAGCAACTGCCAATGCAACTTTGGTGGCAACATCATTGTTGGCGACTTTGAAAACGGCAACCTTTACAGGTTTGACTTAGACGTTTACGCTGACAACGGCGGGGTTCAAAAGTGGTTGCGTTCGTGGAGAGCGCTGCCACCCGGCGAAAACAACTTCAAGCGCACGGCACACCATACGCTGCAACTCAATGCTGAAACAGGCGTTGGGCTAAACACCGGCCAAGGCTCTGACCCGCAAGTCATGTTGCGCTGGAGCGACGACGGCGGTCATACTTGGTCAAACGAGCATTGGGCCAGCATGGGTCAGATTGGTGAGTATGGCTACCGCACGTTCTGGCGTCGGCTGGGCATGACGCTCAAGCTGCGTGACCGGGTGTATGAAGTCAGCGGCACTGACCCGGTAAAAATTGCCATCACGGGCGCTGAGTTGGTGCTGAGTCCAACAAAGTCTTGACATGGCAAACATCACCCAGATCCCCGCACCTCGCGTTCCACTGTTGAACGCGCAGACCGGCGCTGTGTCTATGGAGTGGTTTCTCTGGTTTACCAACGTCTACACCATCACAGGCGGTGGTCTTGCCATTACGCCAGTCATCAACGGCGGCACGGGGCTTGGCACTATTCCAACCAACGGCAAGCTGCTGATCGGCAATGGAACGGGCTATTCGCTAAACACTTTGACAGCCAGCACGGGCATTACCGTGACCAACGGCGCAGGCACCATCACAGTGACAAACAGCCTGCCCGACTTGACGGTGGTGCTGACGGGCGCAGGCACAACGGTAGTAACTGGGACATATCCCAACTTCACAATCACCAGCAATGATGCGTTTGTAGGCACGGTGACTAGCGTTGGCGGCACTGGCACGGTCAACGGCATTACGCTGACAGGCACGGTAACTACGTCAGGTAATTTGACGCTTGGCGGTACGCTGAGTGGGGTAAGCCTAACCACTCAGGTCAGTGGAACTTTGCCAATAGCTAACGGCGGCACGGGTACAACGGCTACGACTTTTGTTAATCTTACAACCAACGTATCTGGTATCCTCCCTGTAGCCAATGGGGGGAATGGATTAGGCGCAGCGTACACAGTAGCGACTTTGCCAGCAGCTGGTACACAAGGCCGCAGATCGTGGGTGACAGATGCCCTAGCGCCTACATTTCTAGCTGCCCCTGTTGGGGGCGGTGCGGTGGTTTGCCCGGTGTTTGACAATGGCACGGCCTGGGTGGTTGGGTAACAAGGAGAAAGATTATGGGTTGGGCACAATTAATAGGTGGCGCGGCGGGATATTATTTTGGTGGGCCAGCAGGCGCTGCTGCGGGTGCTGCTCTTGGTGGCGGTCTTGAGGAAGCTACTGGTGGCGGCGCGTCAGGTGCGGCAAGAGAGGCCGCAAACACATCTGCTGCTGCCAATGATCGTGCTTTGGCGTTGCAACAACGTATGTACGAGGAAGGTGTTGCTAGACAACAACCAAGGCTGGCAGCAGGCAACAACGCATTAGCGCAGATGCAAAGCGGCGCGTTTGCACAACCCGCAGCGTTTAAGTTTGGCGCTGGTGACTACCAAGCTGACCCAGGCTATGCATTTCGGATTGCAGAAGGCCAGAAATTATTGGACAGAACAGCAGCGCGAGAAGGCAGAATTTTTTCTGGAAGTGCGTTAAAGGCGGCAACTCGTTACGGCCAAGAGATGGGTTCGCAAGAGTTTGGTAATGCTTACAGCCGCGCACTTGATGCGTACAACGCTGACGTAGCACGTTCAAACACTGGTTACAACCGTTTGGCGGGGCTTGCTGATGTAGGTCAAACAGCCGGGACTCAAATTGGCACTGCCGGTCAAAACTACGCGACCAATGCTGGAAATCTGATGATGAACCAAGGCGATGTTCAAGGTAACGCCATGTTAGCGTCTGAACGCGCTAGGCAGTCGGCTTACGGCAACATTGGAAAAGCATTTGGGTCTGGTGGGTTTGACAGCCTAGTCAGTGGTTTCTATGGCCCCGGCCAGTACAACCAAAGAATGGGCGTTAACTTTAACGACCCAAACATCTACGGCTAAGGACATATCATGGCACTTAATTTTGGAGTTCTTGACCAAGGTGGCCCTTCAAATTTCTTTGAGGGCTACTCTCAAGGCCAAGAGAAAATGCAGGCCAACGCAATGGCCCAGCAAAAAGCAGCGCAGGCTCAGCAAGAGTTTGGTATGCGCCAGCAGGAATTTGCCGCTGGGCAGGCTGATAAGCAACGGGCTGCTAAAGCTGCGGCAGTCACACAGAAATTAGGTTCTTACAAAGATGCGCTACTGCGTTCGCGGAATGCTGTTGATGCTCGTAGGATTGTGGAGATGCAATACGCAGACCCAGACATTGGCCCAATTAGAAGCCGTCTTAGTCCGTTGGAACAGGCTTTAGCTGAAGTTCCTAATGAACCCACTGCGTTTCAGAAATACCTAGAAGACGAAGCTATGGGTATGGAAGAAGTACGTAAAATGCAAGGGAGGGACAGGGCCTTTGCCACTGCTATGGGTGGCGCTCCGCAGGCCATGCCCCAAGCAGCGCCAACTAACGCTATGGCCCCTGTTGGGTCTGCTGCTCCAGTCGCACCAGCTAACGCTATGGTTGCACCGGCAATGTCAGGCGAACTGCAAAGCAAACTTACCCAACGCGAAAGGCTATCGGCACTCTCCAATCAAGACCCTCGCGTTAAAGCTACCATTGACCGGCTAGATAAAGACATTGCTAGGTTGTCTCCTGCGGCACAAGGGCCAAGTCCTTTAGCTAGACTTCAATCAGAACTGGCTGCATTGCCTCCGGGTGATTCACGCCGCGCAGATTACTTGGCGGCAATTAAAAAAGAAACTCAGTTTGCGCCTCCTGCAAGTACAACGGTAGTCTTGCCAGCACAAGAAAAAGCATTTGAGTCTGGTCTTGGAGCGGGGCAATCAAAGAAAATTCTTGATAGCAAAATTGCTGCTGAAGGCGCATTGCAAATTCTTCAAACTAACGATGTTGGTCGATCACTTCTTCAATCTGGTGCTATTACAGGTGCTGGCGCTAACTTTTTTGTTGGCCTTAATAAAGCCCTTAAACAAGGCGGAATTGATTTTGGTTACGCAGATGCAGCAGCTAACTCTCAAGCGTATGGTTCAGCGATGGCGGCAAACGTGGGTCAACTTATTAAGCAGTTTGGTGCAGGCACTGCTATATCGGATGCTGACCGGGCATATGCCACAAAAGCGGCGGCAGGCGAAATTTCAATGGATGAGGCTGCAATTCGCAAGGTGTTAGACATAAATGATCGCGCTTCTCGCAATGTCATTGAACGGCACAACAAATCTGTCAGAGGAATAAAAACAAACATTCCATTGGAAGTTGAAATTCCAAATGCTGTTGCGCCTCCGCCAGCGGCTGCAAGTCAAATTCCTACCAATGTTGCACCTGCCAAACCTGCGGCGGCTACACTTGCACCTGTTGACAAGCAAGCGCTGGATTGGGCCAATGCCAACCCCAAAGATCCTCGCTCCCTTCAAATTAAACAGCGTTTAGGACAATGACATGGCCGCATTTGACCCTGATGCCTACCTAGCGCAAAAAGCACCTGAACCTGTTGCTTTTGATCCTGATGCTTATTTGGCATTAAAAGCCACGCCATCTGAAATTCCTGCCGCCCGTCAAGCCCCTGGCTTTATGACGCAGTTGGGTCGGGGCGCGGCGTCCTTGGCTGACGTTACCGTTGGCGGATTAATCCCTGCCGCCGTCCAGCAAATTGGGTATCCATTGGCTCGGATAGGTCGTTCAGAAGAAGAAGCAAAAGCAGCTACTCAACGTCTTGTTGGCGCAGTTGACCAGCCATTTGGCAAAACATTTGGAGTAACAGGCACACCTGAATATCAACAGGAAAGTGGCCGTCAACTATTAGACTTTATCGGTCAAAACTTTCAAAAAGGCGCGAAATGGATTTCCAATAAAACTGGACTTCCTGCTGCTGACGTTGAAAGTATTATTGGAACTGCAACTTTTGCTGCGCCTAAAGTTGTGCCAGCAGTAACGCAAGCTGTGCAGCGCGGCGCAGCGCCAATAATTGAAAAGGGGATTGTTGGAGCCAAAATGCCGTTTGAAGCACAACTTCAAGCGCGGCGTGAAGCAGCATCACTCAAAGACTACGCTCGTGGGCCGCAAATTGATGCCGCCGCTGAAGCGCAACGGTTAGGTATTGCGCTCAATCCAACTGACATTCAGCCTACGGTTGGCCCCAAACTTACCACCATGATAGCTGGCGAAAAAGGCGTAGAAGCTATTACCGCTGCTAACAAAAGTGCCGTGCGCAAGGTTGCGCTTGACGAAATGGGTTTGCCGCCCACAACACAACTTAATGGTGAGGCGGCATTTAAGCAAGCCCGTACCCAAGTTGATCAGCCCTACAGAGAAGTTAAAAAACTTCCAATACAGCAAGCCGATGATGCAATGATTCAGCGGTTAGAAGCTATTCGTAGCGATTTAGATGTTATTGGCGCTAAAGAGTATGCGCCAGCCATTAGCAAAATTGTTGACGATGCCATTGCAAAAACCCAAACAGGTTTGACCGGTGATACGTTGCTTAAAAACATCAGTGTTTTGCGCGAGAGAGCAAAAAAAACGTACAACAATAAGTCGGCAACGACAGAAGCATTGGATATTGCAGACACCAATCTGCGAATTGCAACAGAACTAGAGTCCATGATTGACGGCAGCATTGCCAACCCAAAATTGCTTGGGGAATATCGTGATGCTCGGCAAAAAATGGCGCGTATTTACACGTATGAAGCTGCAACAGACTTCAATACTGGAATGGTAGATGTTAGTAAATTGGCGCGTCTTACTTCAAGCAATAACGCATTGACGGGAAACATTGCATCTCTAGGAAAAATAGCCGGTAACTTCCCTGATGTGTTTACTACAAAAGCTGCAACTCCTTTCAACAAGGCTGTGGCAATTGGACGTACTGGCGCAGCAGGAACGCTTGGCGGTTTAGCCGGGTATGCACTTGGTCAAGATTACGTTAGTGCCGCACTAGGTTCAGTTTTGGGTGCTGGTGCTGGCAAAATTGGTCAGTCTTTTGCCGCTAATCGTTTGGCATCTCCCGAGTATCAAGCTGGTTTGCAATTGCGTGATGCGCGAATTCCAGTCAATCAATTGGCGGCGTCAATGCAGCCTATTCCGCAAAATCGCGCTGTTGTGCCTTATGAAGCACCGGTGGAAGTTCTTGGGCCTGGGCAAGGGCCGTATCAGCCAAACTTTGTTATGCGTCCTGGCGCACAAGGGCCAATTACTACGCCCGGTGTTGCGCCTGGGCCTGCCCAGATAGGAATGTCACAAGGCCCGGTGGGCGGTCAAATGGGTGCGCTTCGCATGGAGGATGCAAGGCTTCGTAATTTGAGTATGCAGCAAGGCGCTGCGGCTGAAGCCCAAGCAGCGGCTGCGGCTGCGGCTAATCGTCAAACGACTGGTCGTGGCGTTCAATTTGACCTTGACCCAATTACTGGTAAATTGGTTCCAACAAGTGCTGGCGTCAAAGGCGCTACGCCAGAAGTGTTTATGGCTAACACTGGTCAAGCATTGAACGCAGCAGCAGAAAAAGTTGCTGCGGGTAAATTGTTTGATATGACCGCTGCTGAAAAAGTGGCTTGGAACAAAACCAAAGTTGATTTTGCTGCTGCTGCGCCAGAGTTAAAAGGTTTGTCGGACAAGGCCGTAGCCGCCAAAATGATGGATCGGGAATGGATTGCTGATACCATTCGCACGTTGCGTGAAAAAGATCAAGTTTTTAACGAACTTGCTCAAAAATCTGCCAGAAATAGAGCGGCATCTGACGCAGCAAATAAAGCTAGATTAGACCGTGAACTTATGCTGAATCAGTTAATGGAATTGCAAGAGAATTTGCGCCCAGCACGGCCCGTTCAGCGAGGTGGTCAAGGGCCAAAAACAAGGGCTTTTCAACGTAATGAATTGATTGAAAACACCGAAAACCAAAACGCCATGATAAGCCCACAGTAACACCCAAGGCTTGATATGTACTACCTCAATGCTTTCAACGAGATGCTGCGTAAGCGTCAATCGCAAAACCAGATGATGGGTGGGCAAGAGTATGGCGTCGGCACTGCCGCACCATCTGGCCCACTTGGGCTAGGCCCGGCGCAAGATCGGTCTGGTATTCGAGATTTTTATAACAGTCTGTCGCCTACCGCGAATTTTGCATTGGGGATGATGCCTGTTATTGGTCCGGCATTCAACCTTGGAAAGTTAGCTAACGCAGGTATATCGGCATATGAGGGTTCGCAACTGGCACCAAGTCGGGATGCGAGAGAACGGTCACAAGATCAATTTAGGGCGTCTGAAATAGCCGACATGAATGCGCCTATGCAGAACACCGCGCAACAGTCGTTTCGCAGAAGTGAAATAGCAGACTCAAGATCACTAAACACGCCGCAGCAGTCGTTCCAAACTAGCGAAAAAGCAGGCTATGGCCCACCTGGTTCAGAGTACGGCCCTGCTCCAACAACTTCTCTTGAC